TGATGTTGTAATGCCACCAGTTCCAGAACTTGCACCATTACCAACGGCAACAAATAAAGAATTAGCATAAATGGTTTTGTAAATTTGGTTTGTTGAGAAATTAGCGGTGCGAGCAGTCCAAGTAATTCCATCTGTTGATGATGATATAAGTCCATTTGAACCATAAGCCACAAATATGGCGTTACCATAAACAACTCCATCAATGGCTACACTGCCAAAACCTGATGTTCTTGATGTCCAAGTTTGTGCATCAGGTGATGAAAACAAAGTACCACCTGCACCAACTGCAACATAAATATTTGACCCATTATAGGCAAATCCATCAATTGATTGTGAGCCAGTAGTTGCTGCTTTTCTATTTGTAAATGTAGTTACACCGCTTGAAGGTGTGACCCATGAATTTGTTGTGCCATTAGTTGTCAGGTATTGCCCTGATGTGCCAGTTGCAAGCCTTGCAAATGTTCCTGATCCAGTTGCTTGAATTAAATCACCTGATGTGGTCATTGCAGTTGCCATTGAGTTTGTGACTGTTACATCACCTGATGTGCCACCACCACTAATTCCAGTGCCAGCGGTCACGCCTGTAATATCGCCAGGGCTTGTTGCAACCCAATCAAAATCCAAATCAGTTCCTGATGCCTTAGCCAATATTTGCCCAGTTGTTCCGCCCAATAAATATTGCAAATCAGTTGCAACCGCTTGACCAAATACCTCAAAATCAGCGGGTAAATCCGTGACTAAATCTGTATTTTGTGGCATTTGCCAGCCAAATGGAGTGGTGGGATTGCTCATAATTTTTCTCCTAATCTATTAAAGGATTGTAGCATTTGCCCAATCCAATGTTGCGCTGACATCCTGCCATTGTTCAACAATTGGCACATTTTCCCACCTGAATGCTTGCAGGCTAAATGCCAGGGGCGACACATTCATGGTCAGTGATAATTCATTGTATGCAGCTGAAAATGTCCAGCCCTCAACAAATCCCAAAAACTCACCTGCATTCATGTTAAGTGGCAAATTGGAAACCCTAAGCGGCTGCCCCATAAATGTATTTATCAGGGCATCCCGATCTGCATCATCAATTTCAGGATTGGTCAGGTCAAATGCAAATTGATTAAATTGGGCATTTGGGTATGCCCTTAATTCTAAATAAAACGCTGCCTGATCCTCAGCATCAGCCTGATTGTGCAATGTGGTATTTATGATCTGAGATAAATTACCGTATAAAGCAATTGATGCTGGGTCAGAATCTGAAACCTCATTATTGGAATTAGCCCCGTATTTTAAAGTAATTGCATTTCGCACATCACCACTGCGGGTGCGGATTTGCAAATTTTTGGCATTGGCTTGATTGGCATCTAAATCCACATAACCATTTGCTGATAAATATTGGCTGCGGTGGGTGCTGTCTGCGTATGAAATCCGACCCTGGGCATCCTCATAAAGTTGACCCAATCCTGATGTTGCAAGCCCTGCAACTAGTGTGTAAATATCAATTACATTGGATGAACGCGCTGCCAAATCATAATCACCTGGCTGATCAATTTCACCCAATCCATTATTTTCTGCATTCTGCCATTGCACGGTTGGATCATAGGCTGCCCATGTTTCAGCTGCGGGCACTTGCTGCCATTGATTAAATAAAATTTCCGATAACACCCGATAAATCTGATCACCATCAAATTCATGCGGCAAAATGCCTGTGGTAATAATTTTGGGCAATCGGCTTAATGCACCTAGTGCAATGATTGTGTATGTCTGAGCATAAGCAACTGAACCAATTTCTGACACGCTAATTGTTGAATCAGTAATTGTTCCGCCAAATATCGGCACAAATGTCGCAGTTGAATCTTGCACTGAAATGGTGACTGATTGATTGATCTCAAATTCATAATTGGTTTGATCTAAATTAATTAATTCAATGTTGCAGTAGCCTGCTTGGGCTTGATTGTAAATATCAGTGCGCCCGCTGGTAATTGTTAAATTGCTAAGAATTAAATTAGTGTAGTCAACACCATCAATTTTTAATTGCCAAATTGGATTCCAGTTGCTCATCCAAACCTGCTAAATGTTCCTGTGGTATTAAAGTTGTTTGCGCCCCCAGTGCCGCGATCATAAGATTCATTTAAATTGTTCACAATTGTCCTTGCAGTGCCCTCAGAATCAATTGCACCATTTACGGTCAGATTTATGGTTGGAGCATCCCTGCCAGTCATTTGTGTGAAACTACTTAATGGGCTAAATGCTGATGATGCTTCCATTGCTGCAAGTGCAGTGCCCTGGCGTTCCAACACTGCAAATTCTTTTTGCAATGCGTTTAATTGTTTTTGTGCAGTTTTTGAACTAATGGCATCTGTTGCCAGCAAAAATGTGGTATCGGCAATTTTATCTGATACGCCTTGCAGTTTTCTGACTAGATCAGGCAAATTAACCGCGCCTGAAATTAAGCCTGATGAACTACTGCCACCACCACCGCCTGCTCCACCACCACCGCCTGCTCCACCACCACCGCCTGCTCCACCTGCGAAACCTGAGCCACCAGCCCCTGAGAATGGCACACCGCTAAATCCCCCGCTGCCTGTCACGCCTGCAATGTTAAAATCACCAACATCAATATCTGAGCGACCAACTAAATTCTGCGCAGCTGCTAAGACACCCGCGGCAATGGCTGCGGCTGCAACGCCTGCCAATGGATTTAATGCAAAATAAGTTGCAACGCCTGCAACAATGGCTGATGCCTTCAATGCATTGTAAGCCTTAACTAATGCAGTAATTGCAGCAATTGTTCCAGTGACCGCGGCAGATATTTTTGACACCACAAATATTGTGCCAAGAATTCCTGCCAAAACAACTAATTCATCCTTTAAATTAACCACCGTTTGAATCACTGACTTAACACGCTCACCCCATGCAAATGCATTTTTTTCTGATTCAGTAAATGCATCACTTACGCCTTGATCCCCAGTCAATCCACCAACAAATGCATTCAATGCAGGCACGGCAGTATTTAAAATGTATGCAGTTAATTTTTCAGTCAATGGCAACAATGCCGCGCCAATTCTTTCCTGGGCTTCATCAATTGCAATTTTAATTCGCACAAAACTTTTTTCAGTAGTCTGCGCTTCATTAGCAGCAAATCCACCAAATGTTCCAGTTAATTGTTTAAAAATATCATTAAAGTTTCCTGATTTTAATGTGGATGCATCAATGCCTAAACCCAGCCTGCCCAATGATGCTGCGTTGCCATCATAAGCCTTGCCCAATGCATTTGCCACGGCTTCCAGGGGTTTGCCCGTTGCACTTGAAACATCCAATGCCAAATTTAATAAATCCTGTGCGGCTTGCACATCATTTGTTGAGCGGGCTAATCTGCTAAATGCTGGGCGCAATTCATCATCAGTGACACCAATGGCAATTGATGTTTTATCAATATATTGACCAACCGCAGCAATTTGGGCAGTCGTTGCATTTGTAGTTTTCTGCAATGTTTCGGTCAGTTTTCTTTGTGCGCCTTCATCCGCTGCGGCATTCTGCACTGATTTGAGTGCAAACGCTCCAATGGCTGCTCCAGCGGCTGCAAATGCCAGTGCAGCCTTTTTGCCAAAATCAGTTAATTGATCGCCAAATGATTCAACATTTTTTTGTGATCCTTTTAATGCATCCGCTAATTGCTTTGTTTCTGCAAGAATTGATAATTTAAGGGTGCGCGATTGGGTTGCCATTTACCATTCCTTAATGATCTGATCAAATGCATTTTCCCATTGATCTAAAATATAAGGCTGCTCATTGCGTAGTGTCGGATAAATAAACCAGCCCCGTGAACCCTTGCCAAATTTTCCTGACCAGGCTGGAAATTGCTTAAATTTATTTGATCCAAATTCAGCCCCGCCCCATAGTTGCTGAGTAGTGCCACCACCACTGTATTTTTGTTTTGCAAATCCAATGTTTAACTCACCAATTGCCGCTTTTTTACTGCGACTGACGGCAGAACCTTTGGCAATTGGATCATCAATTTTATTTTGTGTTTGACCTGATGCATCAATAATTTTTTTCTGCACATATTCAACCAACGCACTTGATGTTTTTTTGGATTGGGCGATTGCTTCATCATCCATTGCGCCAATGACTTTAAGAATGACATTCAATTGTTGCTTATTGTAAGCATTAGAATCAATTGTCATTTTTGCGCTCCTTTAAAATCTCAACTGCGGTTAAAATCTGCTCCGCGCTTTCCCATTCCGACATTGGAATTGATGTGGCAATTGCCAATTCAATTAATAATCGGTTTATGCTTCCGCGCTGGAAACTTTTGGGCTTTCATCACCCACGGTGACATCCACAATGCCCTCGCACCATGCTTCATAAGGCTTGATTGCCTTACCGCCTGCATTGCGCTTCATTGCATGATAAGCCAAAAACAATAAATCATTCAGCCCAATCTTTTCCTGGGCTTGGCTGATTGTATGTCCAGTTTTCTGCTCCCACTTTGACCATTCAGGAACCTGGGCAATGTAGGTTTCAGAATCACCGTTTCCATATTCAATTTGTATTGGTAATTTCATTTTTGTTTGCTCCCGATTCTACTAATTAACTAAATGTGGCAACTGGTGTTGTCACGCATGTAAATGATAAATCAACTGTTTGTGCATCAGGTGCAGTGCCGCCCGCTGATGGCAAAATTGGCTGAACATCAAATGCAAACACTGCTCCAGTATCAGCGGTTAATGAAACTGCCAATCCTGTATTTGGTGCGCTGGTTGCAGCTGTCCACAATGCTTCACACAATGATGATGCTGCTCCCCAATCTGCAAGCATGG